TGTGGATGCTGTTTCGATGCCAGGGCGTGTGATGTTGCGTCGGGATGGGAGCTGGCCGAGTGTGACGCTGCGGGTGGCGAATGGGGTGGCGGTGCTGTTCGAAGCGGGTTATGGGACGGCTGCCAGTGATGTGCCGGAGGATGTGCGGAATGCGATCCGCCTGCTGGTTGGTCATTTTTATGAGAATCGGGAGGCGGTTGTGAGTACGGGGGCGGTGCCGAAGGAGCTGCCTTTTGCTGTGCGAGCGCTGCTGGATCCGTATCGTATGAGTGTGGTTTAGTTCTAGGTTCAAGGTTCGAAGTTCTAGGTTCAAGGTTCGAAGTTCTAGGTTCAAGGTTCTAAGTTCAATGTTCGAGGTTCGAGGTTCACGGTTCACGGTTGGAGGTTTTTTGTAGTATGCGCGCGGGTGAGCTGCGACAGCGGGTGACGCTGCAGGAGGCGACGGAGGTGCGCGACAGTTTCGGCGAGGTGACGAAGACCTGGTCGGATGTGGCGACGGTGTGGGCCTCGGTGGAGACGCTGAGCGGCCGTGAGTTTCTGGAGGCGAGGCAGCTGCAGCGGGCGACGACGGTGCGGGTTGTTATCCGCTGGCGGGAGGGGGTGACGCCTGCGATGCGGGTGCGGTGGACGGATGCAGGGGGGACGTTGCATACGTATGATGTTGATGCTGTGATTCCGGATGGGACGCAGAGGCGGCAGTTGACGCTGATGTGTGTGGAGCAGGTTTAGGTTCTAAGTTCGAGGTTCGAGGTTCAATGTTCTAAGTTCAATGTTCTAAGTTCGAGGTTCAAGGTTCCATTCACGGTTATGGCGATGATTGAGGAGGCGCTGGTGGCGCTGCTGGAGACGGATGCGGCTGTGGCTGCGTTGGTGGATGATCGGATTTATCCGATTGTGGCGCCGGCGGGGGTTGATCTGCCTGCGATTGTGTATCAGCGGATTAGCGGCCCCAGGGCTGAAACGATGGCGGGGCCGAGTGGTCTGGCGTGGCCACGGTTTCAGTTCGGGTGTATTGGGGGGAGTTTTTCGGAGGCTGTTTCGGTGGCTGATGCGGTGCGGCAGGCGCTGGATGGATATCGGGGGACGGTGAGCGGGGTGGTGATCCGTGGTATTTTGCTGCTGAATGAGTTTTCGCAGTATGAGGCGGATGAGGATGAGGGGGGTGTTTCGTGGGTGGAGTATCTGGATTTCGGTGTTTATCATCTGGAGTGAGGTTCGGAGTTCCAGGTTCAATGTTCGAAGTTCTAAGTTCAAGGTTCGAAGTTCAAGGTTGGGGGATGCGGGATGCGGGATGGCGGGTGTTTTTTTAAGGAGTTGATTGACGATGAGTGATCAGATTGGGCACGGCCTGAAGATCAGCCTGAGTGATGACGGCACGACGTATACGGATATCGCGGGCATTCATGATACGGTGAAGGGTCCGGAGATGACGGCGGATGCGGTTGATGTGACGGATCATGACAGTGCTGATGGCTGGAAGGAGTATATCGGCGGTCTGAAGGATGGCGGCGAGGTGGGGTACAAGATCAATTGGGACCCGGCTGACAGTCAGCATGATACGCTGGTGGCGGCTGTGGGTGAGAAGAAGTACTGGAAGATCACGTTTCCGGATGGGACGAGCACGGCGACGTTCCAGGGGGTGATGACGAAGTATGCTCCGGAGATGCCGCTGGATGACAAGATGACGGCCGAGATCGGCATCAAGGTGAGCGGGAAGGTGACCTGGGCTTAGGTTCGGAGTTCTAAGTTCAAGGTTCTAAGTTCCAGGTTCGAAGTTCGAAGTTCAATGTTCAAGGTTCGAAGTTCAATGTTCAAGGTTCAAGGTTGGAGGTTGGAGGTCTGATGGGATTGCTGACGCGTGATGCGATTTTGACTGCGGATGATTTGAAGCGCGAGGAGGTTGATGTGCCTGAGTGGGGCGGGTCTGTGCTTGTGCGTGAGATGACGGGCACGGAGCGGGATCAGTATGAGCGGCGTATGGTGCAGGCGAAGGGGAATAAGCCGGGTATCAATCTGGATGGCCTGGTTAATATGCGGGCGTGGGTGGCTGTGCGCTGTATCATCGGTGAGGATGGCAAGCAGTTGTTTTCGGAGAAGGATGTGGCGGCGCTGGGGCGGAAGAGTGCAGCGGCGCTGGATCGGGTGTATGATGTTGCGACGCGTTTGAGCGGTCTTTCGGCCGAGGATGTGGAGGATCTGGAAAAAAACTTCGGAGACGACCCGAACGGAGGTTCTATTTCCGATTAGCGCTGGCGCTGGGGTTTGCCCATCCGCGGCATTTGCTGGCTGAGCTGACGAGTCGTGAGCTGAGTGAGTGGATGGCGTATGACCGGCTGGAGCCGTTCGGGGAGGAGCGGGCGGACCTGCGGGCGGGGATTGTGGCGAGTACGGTGGCCACGGGGTTTCATGGGGGGAAGCGGTTGTTTCGGCCGCGGGAGTTTATGCCGGAGTTTGATTATCGACTTCCGGATGAGGATGAGCTGGCTGAGCAGGTGAGGGCCGGTCTGATGATGTTTCCACGTGAGGATGTATGAGTGAGACGGTTCTGATTGGCGATAAGGCGCTGATGCGGAAGCTGGCGCGAATGGTGACGGGCACGGAGGCGCTGCTGGGGCTGGCTGCTGAGATGGGTGCGGCTGTGTTTAAGTCGGCGGCTGAATCCAGGGCGCCAGGGCCTCATATCGAGACGGAGGAGGTGGTGCGGACGCGGACGCTGGCGACGAGGGCTATCGGGCCGGATAAGGCGCATTGGTATTATGGTCTGCTGGAGACTGGGGCGCGTGCGCATATGATAGAGGGGGCTCCTCTGGTGTTTGAGGGCAGCCGGGGTGTGGTGTTTGTGCGCGCTGTTAAGCATCCCGGTTTTGGGGCGCGGCCGTTTTTGCGTCCTGCGTTTGATGCTGACAGGGATGAGGCGACCCGGCGGGTGGGGGAGGCGTTGAAGCGGGCGATTGAGGCATGAGTTCGGAGTTCGAGGTTCAATGTTCAAAGTTCAATGTTCGAAGTTCAAGGTTCAAGGTTCGAAGTTCAAGGTGCTAGGTTATGGCGACGCTGGCCCATCTGGTTGTTAAGCTGACTGCTGATATTGGTAAGTTTGAGCAGGGGATGGAACGCGCGCAGGCGACGGTGAGCCGGGTGAGTGCGAAGATGCGGCGGACGGGGGCGGTGATGACGGGGGCTGTGACGGCGCCGTTGACGGGTGTGGCTGTGGCGGCGTATAAGGCTGGTGAGTCGCTGGACCGGGGGATGGCGAATGTGGCGAGTCTGGGGGTGGCGACGGAGCGGGTGCAGGAGTTGAAGAGCGGGGTGCAGGAGCTGGCGATTGCCACGGGTAAGAGCACCAGTGATATGGCTGAGGGGTTGTATCAGGTGGTGTCGGCGTTTGGGGATACGGCGGACACGATGCCTATTTTGGAGATCAATGCCAGGGCGGCGGCGGCGGGCCTGGCGACGACTGAGGATGCGATCAATCTGACGAGTGCGGTGATGAAGGGGTATGGGGATGTGAGTGCAGAGGCGGCGCAGAAGACGGCGGATCTGGCGTTGATGACGGTGCAGCTGGGGCAGACGACGTTTCCGGAGCTGGCGAGCAGTATGGGGCGGGTGGTGCCGATTGCGGCGAATATGGGAGTGAAGCAGGAGGAGTTGTTTGGGGTGATGGCGACGCTGACGGGGGTGACGGGGAGTGCGAGTGAGGTGAGCACGCAGTTACGGGGGGCGCTGCAGGCGTTGATGGCGCCGACGGAGACGACGCAGGCGCTGATGGCGGGTCTGGGATATGAGAGCGGTGAGGCGATGGTGCAGCAGCTGGGGCTGGGCGGGGCGCTGCAGGCTATTGTGCGGGCTTCGGAGGCGACGAATACGCCGTTGCAGAAGTATATCGGGTCGATTGAGGGGCAGACGCTGGCGCTGGCGCTGGCCGGTCCGCAGGCGGAGACGTTTGAGGAGAAGCTGGCGGCGATGGGGGATGCGGCCGGTGCGACGGACAAGGCGTTTGCGGCGCAGACGCAGGTGGTTAATAAGGCGGGGTTTGCGGTGCAGCAGGCGCGGGAGAAGATGGAGGTGTTTTTCCAGAAGATTTATTCGGGTTTGATGCCTGCGTTTGCGGCGTTGCTGGAGGCGTTGCAGCCGGTGGTGGACTGGTTGATGCAGATGGCCGACCGGTTTGCGATGATGGACCCGAAGATGCAGCTTGTGATTGCCGGTGTGGCTGCTTTTGCGGCGGCGCTGGGGCCGTTGCTGCTGGGGCTTGGTGTGATTTTGCCGGCGCTGGGGGCTATTGGAGCGGCGCTGGGGGCGCTGTTGAGCCCGGTGGGGCTGGTTGTGGCGGCGATCGTGGGGGCGGCGATGCTTATTTATGCTGCCTGGACGAATAATTGGGGGGGGATACGTGACAAGGCGGCGGCTGTGCTGGCCTGGATTGAGGGGGC